CAACATCTTCCAAGCTGAAGTATTGTTGAAATCAGTATTGCGTACTGGTACAGCAAACAATGACTTGAACCCTGTTAAGTCAATTGGTTTGTTGGACGAAGGTGCCGCAGTTATTTCTCGTTTGACATCTGCAACAGCATGGTTTGTTCAAACTGATGCGCCCGAAGGCATGAAGCTTTTGATGCGTCGTCGTTTGGAGAAGACCATGGAAGGTGACTTCGAGACTGACTCTATGCGTTACAAAGCGACAGAGCGTTATATCCCTGGATATACCGATCCACGCGCAATGTTCGGCACAGCAGGCGTATAAGCCTAACGGGGAGGGGCTAAAACCTCTCCCCTTTTTTTAAACTGATCAAGCTTTTCAAGGAGAAGATCAAAATGCCTCAATTTTCAGACGACCTATTCTTAGGTTCTGCCCCCACATACATGGGGTTGACTAAAAACGCAAACGCGGTTGTTTTCACAGGAACAATTTCTTCAACTACTCTGACTGTCACTGCTCTCCAATCTGGAGATCAATTGGCAATTGGTATGTACGTTCAAGGTTCAAGTGTTACAGCTAACAGCTACATCACTGCTTTCGTATCTGGTACTGGCGGAGTTGGCACATACACATTGAGCCAATCATCCACTGTTGGATCAGCGCAAACAATGTACGCATCTGGTAACGTCGCTCTGGGCGATCCCTCTCCCATGCCTTTGGGAGTTGGACCTCTTGGCCGCGTTTACATTTGGGACGTTATTCCCGAAGCTTCTGCTACCAATAACATTTCTGCCGCCGCTTCTTATAGCACAGCAGGCAATGCAACATTGGCCGCAGGCACAAACACAACTTCTGTTGTTCGTTCTGACGGTACTACCGTTATTCAATTGGATTGCCCACGCGCAGTGAGCATCACAATTGGTACAGGTACGATTACCGCTACAAACGTGACAATCTCTGGTTACGATTACTACGGTCAAGCAATGACTCAAGTGATTTCAACTGGAACCACACAATCCACAACTGTAAACGGTAAGAAAGCTTTCTATCAGATTTCTTCTGTTGCTGTTGCAGGTAACTGCGGTGGAACAATTGCTGTTGGAACAACCAATATTTTTGGTTCACCAATCAGAATCATTGATGGTGGCTACATCATTGATCCAGGTTGGGCTGGCCAAATTGCTCCTGATACAGGAACATTTGTTGCCGCTGACATGACTAACCCTGCTACATCAAGCACAGGTGACGTTCGTGGCACATACGCCCCCAACACTGGTACATACACTGTAAATGGTCAAAACCGTTTGGTGATCTCTATTGCAGTGCCAGCAATTGCCGCAGGTCCCAATGCTACCCGTATCGGTGCATTAGGCGTCACTCAAGCCTAAGGAGAAATAAACCATGGCTAAATCAATGAAGGGTGCAGGCGGCTTCAGCCAAATGCCCAAAATGATGACAGATGAGCCTTCAGTTATTCTGAAACTCAAAAAAGGCGGTCATGTTTCTAAGAAGGAACATCACAAAGAAGAACACGGTCACAAGTCTATGCATCACATGATGGATGGCGGCGTGATGCGCGCTTTGGCCGCTCCTCGCATGGGTATGGCACCTCCTATGGCTGGTGCCGCTCCTATGAAGCCCTCTTTGGCAATGCGTCGCAAAGCCATGGCTACTCCTTTGATGAAAAAAGGCGGTAAAGCCAAACACCACGCTGAAGGCGGAGACATCGCTCAAGACAAAGCCATGATCAAAAAGGCTTTCAAAGAGCATGATGCCCAAGAGCACAAAGGCGGTAAAGGTACCAAGTTGCACCTCAAACACGGTGGTAAAGCTCATCACAAATTTGCTAAAGGCGGCGCTACTGGCGAAGCCATGGACAAATTTGAGACAAAGACTACCATTGAGCGTGATGAGAAGCCTTACCTCAAGACCAAAATGGACACTGCCAAGCGTGACACCGTTCACGGTACTGGTGCTGTCAAAGAAGGTAATGCAGGCGGTTACAAGCATGGCGGACACGCTCACCACAAACATGGTGGTAAGGTTCACCACATCTCTGGCCATCCAGAGGGTACTGAGGCACATCACAAGCACATGGCTAAACACCATGCCGCGAAGCACAAAGAAGGTGGTTCAGCTCATCATCATAAAATGCACGAGCACCACAAGCACTTGGCTAAGATGTGCAAAGGTGGCGCTTACGCAACTGGCGGTTCTGTTGGCTCCAAGATTCCCGCTGATACCAATGAAGGTAACACTTCAGGCAAGTCAGTAATGGGAGGAACAATCGAGGACAACGAACATTACTTTGAGAATACCGATATGCATTCAGCACGTCGGGACACTGCAAGTGGTACTCGTGGCGTGAGTATGTCTAATGCTGGCGGATTCAAACACGGCGGCAAAGCACACATGAAGCATGGCGGTAAAACGCACCACTACAAAAAAGGTGGTTCAATTGACGCATATGACGTTCGTGACACTGTAGAAGGTGGGAACTGGGAAAACCGTCCTGCTGACACAACACCCAAAGGCAAGACCAACACCAAGACTGGTGAGGTGAAGGAAGCTAATGCGGGCGGATACAAACGTGGAGGCCACGCCGCAAAAAAGCACTTCGCCACGGGGGGCTCTGTTAATCACATGGGTTCTGCCGTGGCCATGCCACAAGGTCGTAAGCCTGCATCCAGAGCAGTTCACATCAATGAGCTGTCTGGCACCTTCAAAAAAGGTGGTAGGGTAAAAAAGCTTGATGTTGGTGGTCCAAGCGGTGACGCGATCATTGATCGTGAAAACGCCAGAAGAGAGGCTGAGTTAAATACCACAAGGTATGAAAACGAGCACCCCTTCCGCACAATGTTTAACAATGTTAAAGATTTTGTGATGGGTCCATCAACAACGCCCGCAGGTAGCGTTACCAAAACTGAGAAATCGGTCACGGTTGCACCGCCCAAAAAGCGCGGTGGTAGTGTTAGACGTTAAATAAGGTGGGGGCTTCGGCTCCCACTCTTTAAGGAATCATTATGAGTAATGGAATCGTTGCTTCAGTAACTCGCGCAGGTGCGTATGAGCCATTTGATTTGCAAGTAGCTCGCGGTCAAATTTATGGACACAGTGTTGTTAGTTTATTTGGTTATAACGGTGGTATTACATCGTCAACAGCCCCTACAACTGCACCAATTCCAATGTGGGAAAATGCCACTGCATATACTTTTCCATCATCAGCGGCAACTTTGACTGTTGTTAGTTCATCTGCATCAGACAATACGTCAGCTTCTGTTTTAATTACTGGATTAGATGCAAGTTATAACCCTCTTTCAGAAACTTTGTTTTTGAACGGTACAAGTAATGTTACATCGGTTAATAGTTACTACAGAGTTAATGGTGTAAATTTAGTATCTGCTGGTACAAGCCAAGTTACTAATGTAGGAACAATTACCTTTAAACAAAGTACAAATATTGTTGCTCAAATAAACCCTAAAGTTGGTAAAAATCAAGCGAGCATTTATTCTGTTCCTAATGGGTATACATTTTATTTGAATGTAGTAGAAGTTAATTCTGATAATACATTGGGCAGTGGTAATGGAATGTATTACAACGTTCAACAAACAGTAAATGGTGTTCAATACAATGTATTGACTCAAGGCTTTAGTTCAGTGTATGTAATTGACAGATCGTCAGCTCCATTTGCATACCCACAAAAATCCGATATTCAATGGCAAATTGCTACAACTAGTTCAACTGCTATTTTGTCTGGGGCAATTATTATTGGTAAATTGATTCAAAACAATAATTCTGTAACGGGCGTTGGTACATAATGCCAAGCAAATCACCTGCTCAACATCGATTGATGGAGGCCGCCGCCCATACCAAAGGTGGGTTTGGTGGCGTTCCACAAAAAGTTGGCAAAGAGTTTGTAAAAGCTGACAAGGAGAAGAAGATGGCCAAAGGCGGACTTTATGCCAATATCCATGCTAAACAGGAACGGATAGCCCATGGATCAAAGGAAAAGATGAGAAAGCCAGGGGCACCAGGCGCTCCCACAGCCGAGGCATTCAAACAATCAGCCAAGACAGCAAAGCACAAAGAGGGCGGTCCTTCTTTGGCTGTTGGACGCGGTGAAAAGCTCTCTGTTGAAAAGGGAGCTGGATTGACGGCCAAAGGTAGGGCAAAATATAACCGTGAGACTGGGAGCCATTTGAAGGCACCACAGCCTCAAGGCGGCGCGAGAAAAGATTCGTTTTGTGCTAGAATGGCTCCTATCGCAGAAAAGTCTGAAAGGGGCAGTCGTGCAAGAGCATCAATGCAAAGATGGAAGTGTCCAAATTGGTGAAATTTGGAAAGACATAAAAGGTTATGAAGGCAGATACCAAGTGAGTAATTTTGGCAATGTTAAATCTTTGGCTAGGATGAGACGTGGTAGGAACGGTTCAGAAGTTCCAGTGCCTGAAATTATCATGGCCCTTACGCCAAAAAAAGATAATGGTAGAACCAAACCTTATGTTGAAGTGAGATTAAGAGATGGCGGTGTAAGAACCAAACCTTGTAAATCATTTTTGGTTCATAGATTGGTTGCAGATGCGTTTATATTTCCTTTACAAAAGGGTGATCAAGTTGATCATATAAATGGAATTCATGCAGATAATCGAGTAGAAAATTTAAGGGTAATGCATTATGTTGAACATGGAAGAATTCATCCTTTAATTGCTAATGGTCAATTGAATAAAATTGGTACAAAAGCCGCATCATCACCTGAAAGTATTGCAAAAATGATTGCTACAAAAGCATTTCTAAAAGCTAAAAAGGAAATGGCATGAGTTTTTCAGGAACGACAAGTCAGACTATTGTCAGCGTTCAAACCGTCATCGATCATGCGGTTCGTCGTTGCGGTAAATTAGCTGAAGAAACCACTTCAGAACAGCAAGTTGCCGCCAGAGAAAACTTGTATTTTCTCTTGTCCAACATGATGAACCGCGGCATTCAGTACTTTGCCTTGTACAAGACTGTAATTGGACTTGTAGCGAATCAATACGAGTACTTGCTACCTGTGGGTGCCAATGACGCTTTAAATGTCTTGTATCGCCAAATGGCCCAGCCTTCAGGCAATTACACATCGAGTGCAGGTGGAGTCGTTTCTAACCTGTATGATAACAACACCAACACTTATTGCCAGCAGAATTCGCCAAATGGCAACTTTGAGGTGATCTACGGGACCAACAATCCTCAGTACATTGGTTCAATTGGGTTCATGCCCTACATTGCCAACTTTGGAACGGCCACTTGGAACTACCAATTGCAGGCGTCTCTTGATGGTACCAACTGGCAAACGCTTTACACTGGCACAAACGTGGCTGTAACTGATGGCCAGTGGGTGTGGCAGGACATCGACCCAGGGGCAAACGTCAGCTACTACCGCATGGTGGCCACAAATGGCACAACTTTATCGCTGAGAGAGCTGTATTTAGGCAATAATAGTCGTGAAATTGAGATGTCACGCCTAAATAGAGATGATTACACCAACTTACCCAACAAAAACTTCACTGCGAACCAGCCATTCCAGTATTATTTCCAAAGAACTATCAATCAGCCCACAATTACACTGT